GAACTTGTGGTCCGCGTACATCGGATCTACCGCTACAACCGCGTCGCTCGCCGCTGCGAGATGAGCCGCCGTCCAGCCTGTATGACCGCCAATGTCCAGCCAGGTCCCCCAGAGTTGCAGGGCGACGTGATAGAGGATCGCCGCTTCATCATGTGTGAAAAAGCCGCAATCGGGAAAATGTTCCCGGTCGCTGATCACGTCATGCCCGCGCGAATGGGGCATCGGGCGCGAGATCGTATGCTTGAAGAACGGCTGGAGGTCCGGCGCATTCAGGTTCGAGCGGTAGATCATTGGCGTTAATACGGCGGCTCCGCTGGTTTACCATGCCGCTCACAGAGGCCTATGAATCCGCTAACGAAACTCAGCGCCATCACCGGTGGACCACCATAAAGCCTCACGGTGTCATCCCCCTCCTCCAAACACACAGACAGGTAATCCGTCGGATTGGCCCTCGTGTCAACGTACAGCAAACCGTAGCCGGGAAGATCGCGTTCGAAGACAAATGGATTCACCCTCCACCTTTCGTACTCACTGCAGTAGGCAAATCCCAGCGCCTTGAGCTTGTTGGCAATCTCTTGTTTATCCATAAGCCTGATATTCCAGCAGCCCGAAGTCTTGCCAAGAGTGCCGGCGCACCGCTGCCCGGAACTCCTCACCTAAATCGTAGTCTGTCCTGCGAACTGTCGCCCCGACAATTGGCAACGGATGCCACTTGTGAACGAACGGCAATGCCCGAAGATCCGCCTCCAACCGCTCGTACCCCATGAGTTGGATCTGCCTGTATGGTACGGTCGCCCGCTGAAGCGTAGTTGTTAGTGGTGCCCAATTGGCCTTGTCGCTGTGCTCGGCGCACCAGTCCACGAACTCCGCCGGCGTCATATCCGCCCTCATGCCCTGCTGCGCCCACCCCCGCCCCTCATCCGTGTTGGCGAGGTAGCCGGTGCTCCAAAATTCCTGCTTCATCAGCCGGTAAAGACTCGCCATGCGCGAGTAGGGGTTCCGGACAACCGCGAAGATCAGTTTACCTTGGTGCTCCGGCGGAATCTCGACGGAGTGATGATCACCACCGGGATTGACCCCGGAGTAATGGTCCCGCAACCAGTGATCAATCGCCCGGCTGGCTGTCCGCGGCATCGCCAGAAACACGTACTCGGGACCGATAACCATTTACAAGGGCTCGTGTCCGGGAAACCCGGCCTGCTTGCGGTCCATGAATAGATTACGGTGCGCCCGGAGCGTCCAGTTCTTGTCTTTCAGGTGCTCCGGCTCCGGCTCATGCTCTCGCACCCAGTGCCGGTGATAATGAATCAGGTCTGGACGCTGCCAGAGCACACCGAGCGCCTTGGCGACCTCGTACAATTCCTCGTCCACATACATGTGCCACCAGCCAGGCCAGAATGGCCCCTCGCCGCCATACATCCGCTGACAGAATTCCAGCCCAAGCCACGGGGAGCCGCAGACGTGCTCCGAGTAGATATGCTGCCCGCTGCCCCAGCGGTCCCCAGTGGGCTGCATCACGCCAAACGTCCCGCTGAAATGCTGGGTGCATTCCTTGGCAATCTCCAGCGGCGACTTCGGGTCCGGTTCGATGTCATCACCACCCGTAACAATCCACGTCAGATCGGGATCTGCGTAGCGGACCTCCCGGCATAGCGCGTTAACAGCTTTCGCATAGCCCGGATACTCGCCCATGAGAATCAGATCAGCCGGTATCTCATTTCGATCCCGCCAGACAGCGATCCGATAGCCCTTCTCTCGCCAAAGCTGAATTGTGCCGCCATCAGGCCGGGCGGACGGAACAGCAAACCAGACGCTCATGCTATACGCTGCCAACACGGCGCAGTCACGCGCTTGCTGCTCGTGTTTCCGGCGTGAATTCTCGCCATAATGTGATTGCCGCCGGGCACCACGATAGCCTTCGCTCCACGCTGGAATTCGCCGTCCTCGCTCTCGTTTAAGTCCGGGAATGGGCGGCGGCGCCAATAGTCACGCCAATACATCAGCGTCACGCCAGGCGCATAGTGCGGATCATTGCTGATGTACAACCAGCGCTGTCCGCGCTCATCCTCGAAGACCAGCGGGCAGTAACCAGTCATCTGCGTATCAGTCCTGGCCAACCGCGCCACCTGGTCCGCAATCCGGTCTGGCGCGTACATATCATCGGAGTCCCAATGGCAGATGATGTCGCCGTGAGCGATGGAACACGCCAGATTCCGCTTCGCGCCAATGCTCATTCGCGGCGCCCGCTCGTAGATGATGCCCGGTCCTCGCGGCGGCGTGATGAATGACGGCTCCAGCCGGTCATCTACGATCACGATCTCCCGCACCGGGTAGGACTGTCGCCGCCACATCTCGACCGCTTCGGCGGCCATGCGGCAGCGTCCCCGCGTCGGCATGATCGCCGAAACGAGCAATTCAGAACGCATAGGCGACGGTCCGGGCCTCCAGCAGCATCTGTAGCCCGAAGTCCAGTGTCGGCGAGACCTTACCGTCCTGCAACCAACCCGCGCGATTCTCGAATAAGGCGGCTGCAATTAGCAGAATTGGGGCTTTGTCGTCATCGCGGGCTTCCGTTATTGGACTCGTTGTCTCAATCCCCGCCTTATAGCGGATCTTGATTGGTGATGCCGGATAAAGCGTTGCACTGGGCCACGATTTGCCGTACCCCAGCACGAGCTTACCTGGCAGCGAGTCCGTGTCGGCGATGTAATTGCTAGAGTCCCAGGTAGTTGTGTCCCCGTCGCTATCGGTGTACTTCAGGCTCGTGATTGAAATGAGCGGCGTCGCTCGCGGAAGCTCCACCTCGTCCTCGTCCGGGAACTCATCGAGCACGATCTCCCACTCGGTCTCGTGCACGGTTCGCCCGGTGCGCCGCTCGTAGTACTGTCGAGCGGCCACCCGGCAGATTTCGAGCTGGTTATCCCAAGAGGAATCATCACTCGCAATCCCAAGTTGCCGCTTGAGTTCAGCGACAGATATAGCTTCCGTGGTGGGTGCCGTGATGAGATTCGGCGTAATGGTCGCCATCAGTATTCGCGCCAGCGGATGTTTACAAGCAGCTTTGAGACCGTCGCTGATTCGGTCCTGATTGTCAGGGCTTCGCCAGCGGTCAGTGAGACGTCTTCAAGCGAAACACTCAGCGTGGTATAGCCCACGACCTCGTACTTGTGCAAGACGGTCGTCCCGGAGATCGAAGTGCCATAGGTTGCAAGCGCCGTATTCGCCGCATCGCCGGTATGAGTCTTGTTCACCGTCAAAGAAGTTCCGGAGCTATAGGTCCCGTCACGCTCCACGGTGATCTCAACATCATCAGACGAATAGACCGAGACACGGAAGCCCCCAGCCGTCACTGCGGTGCCGGAAGGAAGACGAATCGTGACAACTTCGGCGGACGAACTGAGCGAGGCTTCCCGCTGTACAACGTAGGTCCCGCGCTGCGCCCACGCCGTCGGCCCAGCGAGCGTGACAGCGAGCAGTGCAATAAGGAATCTTTTCATTCGCTCCCCCCCCGGCAGTGCAATCGTGCCTCGCGCGCGCTGGGACACATCACCCCGCAAACGCGGCAAGGCGTCGGTTTCGGCGGACGGCCTCGCTTGTGCTCCTGCGGCAGAAAGGCTTTCACCGAATATTGAGTGATCGCCTTCGGCTCCAGGACAGGCGGGTAATACTTCTCCGCCAGCCCGCGGCGCATCAGGCTTCGGGCAATGCTGTCTGGCGCTTCGAACACGTCGCCCTCTCGGACATAGCCGTAATACTCAGCATTCTTCAGCGGGCGATTAGCCCGTAATTGGATCGGCATGGTTGATTCTCCGAAAAGGAAGGGGAGAGGCGCTCCGAATGTTTGGTGCTCTCGACTACTTTGGCTCGCTCCTGTCGTATGGTGCTCTCTCCACGTATGGCTCGCCTAAGTATTTGAGCGCCTCTCTTCCTGTTTTAGCACCCGTTAAAAGCTGGATGCGTAAATGACAGCGTCGCTGCGGGTCGTCGTCAACGCCACGCGCTCCTCAGCCCGAATCGCGATCATGTTCTTGACAAAATAGTCGCTATGTTCCGTGCTGATTACCACCTGGGCCTGCATCCGGTCATGGAGCGCAACGTGAGTCAGAAAGGCCCCTACGATAGCCTTGCCGGAATCAATGGCAGTGGTGGTCGCTACCGGCAGACCCCACAGGGTAGGGGCAGCCGTGCCTTGCGGACCACCAAGCAGGTACGAACCGGTCCCGGCCGCGCGCTCTTCGGTCTTCAGGGTCTGGATCAGCCGCCAGTCAACCGGATGCATAATGACGCCAGTGGCGGTCAGATTCGCAGCCTCGATCTGCTCGATCATCCGGGCAACCTTATCGATCTTGGTATCATTGGTTTGCCCGTACGTCGAGCTATCATAGGCCGTCGCCTCATTCGTCAAGCCGCTCAGGTTCTGTCCCGTGCCGTCGCCGGAGATGATTTGGGAATCCTCCTCATCCCGCAGCCCATCCAACAGTCGGCGATTGATGTAGGCGCCAAGCTCGGCGAAGTCGTCCAAAACCTGCCTGGTCGCCGGAATCCAGTGGCCCAAAAGCCGGATCTTCTCATAATCGATAGTGAACGTGAGGGCTGATTCCTGCAGCGCACTGGCTTCAACTTGCGGAGAGGCACGATTTGTGAATGCGTTCTCCTTCACAAACTCGACAGCATTGTTCTGGGTCGTCACGACGCGCGGGATAATATCCCGCACGCGATTTCGGCGAACGCCCGGGGCTACAATACCGGGGACCCGCTCGGGAACCAGAATGCCCGGAGTGGACGAACCGACGGCCGTCGAGGTGATTGTGGTCTTGAGCTCCGGGAAAAACGTCTTGACCGGGACCTCAACCAAGGCCCCGCGGACGTGACCATTCCGCTCCAGCTTGCCCGCGAATTCCTTCACGGCCTCGCTCTCGGCGACAATCTCACCTGGCGTTTTTGCCAACATCCGCTCGGGCGAGATAAACCGGTCCTTTGCAGCTTCAAGCTCATCCAAGCGGCGCAGCGCATTCTCGATCTTCTGTTTAATCTCGGCGACCGGAGCGCCCTGTGCCTTCAGCTCCTCGTAATGCTTTTTCCACTCCTGCCGCTCTTTATCGATCTGGGCCCTGTGGGCCTCGATCGCTTGCATGATGTCATTCTTGACGTCTTCCAATGTATGTTCAGGCATAATGCCCTCCTCAGAATGGATTTCCCGTGATGGCCTTTACCAAGGCATCGCGGAATTGCGTTAACTGCTCCGAGTGGAGGGCATCTTCCTCCGGCTCGTCGCTCCTGTGTTCGTCGGCTCCCTCTGAAGTGGTGGCGGCTTTACTCGAAGTGCCACCGGCTTCACCCAAGAGTGACTTCAAATCTTCAATGACTCGCTCAATCGCTTCACGGGCAGCGGGCTTGAAGCCGCGCCCGTCTGCGGCGGCCTCCTTGTGCGCCCGCCGCATCTCGTCAAACTCTTCCATCGCTACCGCGTAGTTCGCCCGGAACTCATCAAGTAGCGCGTCAACCCGGTCCTCTTTCATGGATTGGTTTGCTGCCTTATCGAGCAACGTTTCCAGCAGCTTGCTTGCCAGAGCTTCAACCTGCGAGAACGGCAGCATCAAGGCATTGCGGACAGCGAACTCATTGTCCAGTTCGCTCTTCACGTCTGTGACTTTCGCGCGCTCATTGGCCGGGAATGTAACAAGCGCCACCTCCCACAGCTTGATTTCCTTGAGGTGGCGGTAGCCGTCCTCGGAATCCTCTGGTTCAACCGCCTTGACCGTCGTAAACCCAATCGACAGTCCGCGAACAAGACCCTTCTTCAGTCGGATGTAGGCCGTCTTGGCGTTAGGTAGTTCAAGTTCCAGCTTGCCGGTGATTTCCAAGCCATGCTTGGTATCCCTTAAAGTCCCCAGCCCAATCGGCTCCCGGTAATCATGCTGCCAGGTGATGATAATCTGCTTGCCGTTCTCGCGGATGGTCTTGCGGAAAGCACCCGGCTCCACCACGTCGCCGTAGGAGTCCACGTTTCCGTAAGTGGATGCCAACCCAACAAACGTGCCGTCCTCTTTCAGTGACTTGCACTCGAAATTGAGCGTCTTTTCCTCGCGTTCGTCCGGCTTCTCCTTCAGCGTCGGCGGCTCCATCCCAGCGTCTTTGAGATGTGTAGCGAGATGATCATACACGCCGCGCCGATCAGCAGCAGGGATCGTGGTCCCCCCACGCCCACCGTTCAGTACGCCAATTAGATTACTACAGGCTCTCGTGCTGGCCGCTTGGGGCTTACCCTCGGGGGAAACAAAATGATGGCCGAAGCGCCAGTAGGATTTGACATCGCTCTCTGGATCACGCCAAGCGTAAATCTTTTCATAGTAGCTGCGCGGTTGACCGCTCAGAACACGTCGCTGTTTCAACGCCCCATCCCAAGGGGAATCATCAGTTGCTGTATGATGTGGCTTAACTGCTGGCATTTCCAGCCCTCCCGAGCTGTACGTAATGCTCATCGCCGCCGTCTACCGGGTTGAGGTTCAACCACCGGCGAACCTCATTGATGCTGTAGACTCCCTTTTCGAGTAATTTTGCGAACGCCTCCGCTTGGCCGCGGAAGTCGCCCCGAAGGAATGCCTCCAGGTCATGCTCGGCGTAAAGCCGGTCCTCCAATTGCTCATCGCGGCTCAGCAAGCAGCGAAAAACAGTCTCCTTCCATCGCCGCCGCCACGGGCTGAGCGTCTGTGTCAGGTAATCAATGTTCTCCGCCTCGATGGAGTTGTAGTTGACGCGCTCCAAGTCCGCCAATTTGTGCGGCTTCATGCGGAACAACCGGCAGACCTCCAGGATCTGGAATTTTCGCTGCTCGACCAGTTGCGCCTTGTCGTTGTCCGGCGTCAAGGGAGTGATATCAGCGCCGGAATGGAGAATGGCCGGCTCGTGCGATCGATCAACACCCTGAAACCATTCTTTCCACTTCTCCTTGAAAGCCTTGGCGGACTCAGGACTGAGAGCATTGGGGAACTTGACAACAACGCCGGGCGTCGCACTGTGCGCGAAGAACTTGCTGGCATATTTGTTCGCGGCCAGCGTCAATCCAATTACCTGCCGCGCCCGCTGCATGATGTCGTCGCCCTGGGTGCCGGTAACTGTGAAGCCCTTTAAATGGAAGACATCCTCAGCGCGGTATTCCTTCTCTTTGCCGTTCTCGTTGTGGAAGTAGATGATCCGCCCTTTGCGGTCTTGCTCCTGCCTGACCGTGTACGGCATCCAGGGCCACAACCAGACCAGCCCTCGAACTCGCCGGCGGAAATGTCCGGATTCGGCAGATTCTTCAGTAGTGGGAATAGCGGATGGTCAATCGCCTTCTCAGTCGCGCTCCGATCCGCCGAACGTCGGTAGAGCACGAAAGGCAGACTGCCCATATCCTCGGCAATGATCTTTACACAGGCATACACAGCCGAGGCCTCAAGCGCCGTCTCCGCATTAACGCTGATGCCAGCATCAGAGGAACTGGTGCCAATGCCGGAAAAGTAGTAGCCGTTGCGCGCGTACCAATCCGAGAGAACCGTGCCAGCGGTTACAGTGTTGAACGCCGCCAATGTCCCCTTCTTGCTGAGTTCAAGCAGTGCTGGCTTATGGCGGTGCCACCAAAGCTCAAACTTCAGCGAGTCCAGCAAGCGCATCAGACGTACACCATCGCCGGATCAGCATAGCCCCACTCCGGCTCCTTGGCGCTCAGTGCACGCGACAACGCCATCATCGCCGCCACCGGCCCATCGATCTTGTTTTCCCGCCGCTCCTTCCGCGGATAGACGTTCCCTTTGACATCTTCCTTTGCCACCACATTCCCCAGCATCCAACTGAGCACCGGGTCCCCAATCGGAATTTCAACCATCGGCAGCCCCTCCTGTGACATGCGCGTAGCAAGTTCTGTCGCCTGATATGGGTCGTAGCAGATCTCTTTCGGGTTCACCCGGCGCGCCCAATCGGCCAGATCGCGTTCGATGAAGGCAAAATCGATAATCGGACCGGGCGTCAGCGTCATTCGCCCCTGTTGCGCCCAACCGGCGTAGAGATCGTAGTTTGGCTTTCCCTTCTCCACGGCATCTTCCGGCAAGTAGTAGTCGCCGAAAACCGCCCAATGGTCTTCGGCGCGGTAGATGCGCATAAACGCCGCCACGTCCCACTTGCTTGCCAAATCCAGCCCAAACCAACACGGGTAGCCCTCATAATCGGACTCGGCAATGTTCCGCTTGCAACGGCCCCAAGCCAGCATGTTGAAGTAACCGACACCGGTCGAAAGCCACAGGTTCAGATGTCGCGTCCGGAAGTTCGCAGCACTATTTGGGTTTGTGTGAGCCTGGGCCGCGAGCATTTCCACTTCATCGCGAAGCACGGAAACGCCATAGTTCGGGTTTGCTTTTTTCCAAGATGCCGGCGAGGTCCAATCGTCCTCCGGGTCAAGCGTGTAGATCATCCCAAACTGGCGCTTAGCCTCGGTGACTCGCCCTTCAAGGACCTGAGTGATAAACGTCCGCTGCTCGTAGCAGACGTTCTCCTTATCGGTCCCGGCCGTCGTGATGATCCACTTCAAGGGCTGCCGACGCGAACCGGTCGAAGTATCCAGCGCGTCGAAAACCTCACGGGATTTGTGCCGATGCAGCTCGTCAATGATTCCGCAGTGGACATTTAGTCCATGCAAGGCATCGGCATCAGAGGCCAGCGGGCGGAAGACCGAACCAGTCCTGGGAACATACAGATGGTACTTGTGTACTTCCAGCCCGTAGCGCGCGCGAAAGGCTGGAGTGTGAAGCGCCATATATCGCGCGACGCCGAAGACGATCTTGGCTTGATCCCTCGTGACTGCCGCGGAATATACCTCGGCGCCCGGCTCCTCATCGGCTGTGAGCATGTAGAGCCCGACGGCGGCACACATGCTTGATTTCCCGTTCTTCCGCGGGATCTCAACGTAGCAGCTTCGGAACCGCCGGAATCCATCTGCGTCAATCCAGCCGAAAACAGTGGTGAGCAGGAAGCACTGCCAATCCTCCAGGCGGATAGTCTTTGTGTTCCACCGCCCTTTCGCGTGCGGCAGCAGTTCGACAAATCGGCAGAGCCGGTTCCCTTTCTCCTCCTCGAATCGGAAACCCTCGACTCCATCCTTTAGTTCTTTTAGTTGCCGCTCGCAAGCCAGCCGGACCCATTTACACGCCGGAATCTGACCGCTGACCACCCGCTCGGCGTATCGCTTGGCCCGTCCGCAGTAATCGTCGTGTCGCACATCAGAATTCAGACCAAGGGTTCTCCTCCGGGTCGCTCCCCGCAGCCTTGATGCCGCTCCGCGAGGCTGGCGTGAATCCGAAGTCCCGATACCCGCGCCACAAGTGCCCCAAAATCTCCTTCATCTCCCGGACCGCCGGGTTGATGTGCACCACGCCACTCCGCTTATTGGCGATGAGGAATCCCGCCTTCCGCACGAGGTCCGCCATCTCCTGAAAGCGCGCCTCCAGATACGCGATCTTCTCAAGCGGTCGCCCGTCGGCCTCCGTCAACACCCGCATGTGCTCGGTGAGCGTCAGAAGATCGCTGTAATGCTTCTTCGCCAGTTCGTCCTCGGCGAGCAGCCCGGTCTCGTTCGGTCGTCGCTCAGCCGGTTTCGGCTCCCGCTTGTTGATTGGCCGGTGCTGCGGATTGCCTGCACGAATCCTGATCGGTGTCGGTGTTGGTGCTGGTCCTCGAAGTCCCATCAGATCTCCCTTAGCGAACAGGCAGCCCCAAAACCTGCGCGCGCATAAAATTCACTCGTCGCACGGTCTCGCGCCGCACTGCGCAGATTTTGCACTGTGCCCCTCCCTTTGCTTTCAACACCTTAGGGCTGCCTGTTCTGATGCCAGCCCCGCTCCGGCTCAATCTCATCATGGCACTGGCGGCATAGCGGCATCAGGTTCACCGGGTCGTAGGCTAGCCCCGGTGCCTCCCGGATTGGGCGGATATGATGAACTTCTGTCGCCAATCGCGTTCGCCCGGCCTGCTGGCAGCGCTGGCACAACGGATGCTTGGCGAGCACGATTCGCCGCACCTTCCGCCATCGCGCATCGTAGCCTCGTTGTGCTGCGCTTCCGCGCACTTCATCGGCTGCTTTCGCATCGGCTCTCTGGTGCCGCGAGCAGTAGCCGCCCGTTCCAGCCCGGACCAGCTCGCTGCAACCGGGCTTGCGGCATGGACGGAGGGGAGCTTGTGCCATATCAGCCCAGATTGCGGGGGATATTGAGGACCGGGAAGTCCACACCGGGCCAGGTTCTATGGACTCCGCCTGGCCGATCAGAGGCTCCGCCCAGCCGCTCCACCGAGTAATAGAGCACGTTGCCGCCGCTGTCCGCGATCAGCTGCCAGCGATTGGATTGCTTGTCGACGAACTCCAGTCGGTAATAGGTTGTAGTGCCATAGCGCAGCGCGGCAAGAAAATCAACGTGTGATGCAATTACCGCATGGTCAGCGTGCTTGTCCAGAATCCTGGTCCCCTTCGGGGAGCCGTCCGAATCGACGTGTGGAAACATATATTCCTTGTGCGACAGTAGCGGCGCCACCCGCTGGCTTAAAGGGGGTGCTTGCTACACCCTGACGGCTTGCGCCGCCCCACGCGCTGCCGCGACCACGTGGCCCACTATAACCCGCCGGAAGGACCTTTCAGCCGCGAATCCGGAAGCGACCGGTCCATGTCCGGTAGGCAGTAAGGCGATCCCAAAGGACCGCCGGAGAAGACCTACGCCCGGAATGTGCCGGAGTCAGTCTTCAACCCGTTGAATGCATGCCGCAATCTTCGGATCTCCGCCTCAACGTCGATACCGTGATGCTCCGCCCAGCGCTTGCCCAATGTATGCACGGCTTCCGGATACGGCCACTGGTGATGCTCCCTGCACAGCGGAATCGCTTGATTGTTGGGAGCCTTTCGCCCAAAAGCCCGCGGGCCGTAGTGGTGCGCCTCCACCGGGCGCTTGCCGCAGATCAGGCAGGGCTGCTGGCGAATCCATTCGACGTATTTCCGATCTTTGGCCGGAGCGCGGGGACTCGAACCCCGATCCCCGGAGTCAAAGCCCGGTATCCTCCCATTGGACGACGCTCCCCGGCTGATCATCGCCACGGAGGCGGCTCACCATGTTTCGATCCCATCTGATAGCGCCAGACGGCAACGGCTTCCTCCTCGCTGTCGAAGCCCGCTATTTCCCAGAGGGGAGCAGTAGCGGGCCGTCCGGGTTGCTTCGGAGTCTGTGCATTCTCTGCATTTCGAGGGTTTTCTCCGGTCTCTGGACGGCCCGCAAGACGTTCGTGCATCGCATGACGCCCGCCAGGCCGCGTGTGCTGTGCATCCATGACGTTATTGCCGTTTCAAACAGGTGGATTTGTGCTGCCATACCCAGCAGCGACGCTGGGGAGAATCAAGGACTTGTCGATAGACGGTGCGTCGAGATGCCACCATGCGCCGTAGGACCTCCTGGGGAAGCTGCATCTGACCCTCTGTTTGTCTCCACGTCATCGTCCGCATCTGGTCCCACGCATCATCCAGATCGCCGATTAGATATATCCGCCGAATCCGCGAATACGTGCCGACCGCGAACACCAGGCCGAGATCGATCAGCCGCTCTAGTTCCGGTCGCGTGATCTGGCGGATTCCTGAGGCAACGGTGTGGAGAGCAGCGGGAAAGTCTATGCGATCTAAGTACTTACCAAGAGCGCCGTAGCTGATGGTCATGCGGGTAGAAGAATCCCCAAGGGCCCCATTCACCGGTCAGCCGTGGGGACGCCTGATCCGGCTACATCCTCATTATACCACCCCATAAAGCATTTTGCAACAGAAATGTTTTTGCGCCGCAATGTACACTGGAGCACAAAGGAGTCACCGCTGCAAAGCAGCAAGCGGGCATTGCCCAGCGGACCTGTAAGATGTACAATGGGGGCATGAGCGGCAGTGCGCCCTCACAAAAAGATCCTACTGCCATCGCCCGGGGGCGGCTCGGGGGATTGGCCGCCGCCCGCAACATGACCGCCGCACAGCGCTCGGAGCGGGCGCGCAAGGCCGGACACGGGCGGAAGCTGAAATGCACCT